GGGCCCTTTTGGAGATACCCTCTGGGGGCCCTACATTTGGAGGTTCTCATGACTATGATAGCTACTACATGCATAACCTACGCAGTTTTACGCTGCGCAGAAGAGTTTGTTCGTTTTTGTATTAACTATATATCCAGACTGACTAGTAAAAAGAAAGTCGAAACTGTTTCCGTGCGGGAATGGAAGAGGATATCGGCTAATGTATCCCCAGACTTACATGCCATGATAAAGGCCCATGCTTTAACGCTGGACCTTACTATTACTGATTACATACTTATTGCTATAAACGAGAAACTGAAAAGGATAAACCGTGGTTGACTCTCTATTTCAGCTTATAATGCTGCCAATAGCATTCGCATTATTTATAACGTTTTTCATAATAATTCCCTTAACCTTCATGCGTATCGCTTGGAAAGTATTTAAATGGGCATGGCGATGAACGATATCCTGGCACTAGCCTTCATGTTAATACTTTGGCTCGCCTATTTTACAGACAGGGATTGACATTGAGCTATTTTTATAATAGACTATTAGTATATATAGGAGGTCGACATGTTATCTAATTATAAGTTTCACTCTATCCCACTTTTTCTTTTAGCGTCTTACTTTATACCCAATTTCTTCTGGCTTTCCGTGCTAGCGGGACTCTTTGGAGCCCTATTCTATATTTCTTATACTAGGATAAGGTTCTGGCGTGTGCTAACGCGTAAGATAGAAGAATACAAGGTCTAAGCGCCGCTCCCTTTAAACTCTGCTGCCAGAGCATCTAATTGTGGCGCAGACCGCTCTTCTATTAATGACTCTAGGTTTGCAGGACGCTTTCCACCGTTCTCTTTAATAATTTCATCCATAGTCTTTTTTCTGAGCCCCGCAGCCTCATTAAAGATCCGCATATTTCTAATGACACGTCGCTTACCCGCTCCCGTCTGGGAAAGGTTAGGAACTGTCTTTAAAAATAGATTAACCTCTTGCTGCGTTATCCTATTACCAAAGAACTGTTTAGCATCCTTTATAAAGTCAGTAGATAGCTTTTCGAACTCTTGGGTATCGGGACTCAAGAAGCTTTCAGCTATAGATTCAATATAGCCACCAATCCCCGGTATCTTACCAAGAGCCTTTATGCCATTATAAAAGGCCGCACTGCTTAAGTTACCCTTATTTATAAGCTCTTCCATACGCCCTAGCCGTATATTGCTATCCTTGGAAGCTTTCGCTTTATCATTAACCTCTTTATAGGTGGGCAACGTTTCTTTGTCGACAGCACGCTGTTCTGTTGCTGAAAGCTTCTTTTCTTCAAGAGCTTCTTTACGCTCTTCTCTTGCTTCCCTTCTCAGCTCTTTCTCTTTAGCCTCAAGCTGGCTATGAAGAGCAATCGCCTGGTTAGCCGGTAGATTTGCAGCGGAAAGAGCTCGTTTTTGATTGCGAACCTGCTCCAGCTGCTGCTTTATACTAGGCTGCGCCTTCTGAGCCTCTATCGCCTGGGCCTGCAATATAGCCTGTTGCTCAGCGGTAGGCCTATTAGCCTGGGGGCCAAAGTTCTGGGCCACTTGCTGTTGCTGTAACGCTTGGGCGCCCTGCTGCTGCTCCTGGAGCTTTCTAAAGGCAGGATTTTGGGCGATTCCAGTCGCCTGCTGTATTGCCTCTTGCTGTTGTTCATGGGGCATCGATCGCTTGGGTATACTTGTAGAAGGACCCTGGGTATAAGAAGACGCTTGCGCATATTGGGGTTGTTCTCCGCCAAGTCCAGCATTTAATATTTGACTTATAGCCTGGTTGGAAGCGGCCTGCTGTTGTTCATGCTGCCGGGACTGTATAGCTTGCTGTTGTATCTGTGGAGAAAGATGCGCATAGGCCTTAGCTTCTGCGGGACTAAATCCAAGCCCTTTAAAGGCTTTCTCAGATGTTCTTATTCCCGCCCAATGGCCCGCTATATCTGAGAGGCCTTGTCCGAGAATCTCTCCGATGCTCGATTCGCGTTGCGGTAAGATATTCATATTTTAATTCCTTATATTAATGCCATGGCTGCTGTGGCGCCCGCTTTTAAAAGTCCTGGTCCCGCACCACCTCTACCCGGCTGCAGATTAGACTCAAACTGTGGCCTTAAGCCCATATTAAGTAGATTGGTATAGAGGTTCTGGTTCATACCAAATTGGTTCTGGGCTAGCTGCTGCTGTTGGAGATTATATCCCTGCTGTTGAGCAGCTAAGTCATTTCCTAAGCTTCTTCCGGCTTGCCCTAGAGCCCCCTGGAAGGCTGACGATCTTTGGCCACCACCCATTGAGGTAAATCGTTCGGCTATAGAGGGGATCGTCTGCGTGTAGAAACGCTCGAGCTCTTGGTTACCTATAGGGGAGAAATCGAACTGGTTTCCTGGCTCATTCTGATCTTGGTATTCAAGCCCCTGAAGCCCAAACTGGGTTAAATAGTTGAGTACGTCATTCTGGTACTGATTATAAAGAGGATTATTAAATACCTGAGGACGACTGCCAGCAAAGAACTTCCCTATACCTTTGCGCTGCTTCCCGCTCGGATGGAGGACCTGCCCCTGTGGTATAGCGGTATTTTGAGTGTTAGGGACCGGAATATTGGGATTTTGCTGCTGCATCTGTTGCATGCCCGCCGTAGCGTTAGCAAAGGAGGGCGGCATACCTTGCTGCGCATAAGGACTATACCATCCCTGGCCTTGAGCCAGACCTTGAAGGGGGCCCTGAATACCATTTTGCATTTGCTGAGCTACAGGAGCCGCCATATTTTGTTGGGATTGTCCAAGGGGAGCCATCTGCTGCGCTAGAGAGGCTTGAGGATTATAGCTTTGGGGAATTCCTTGGCCTATTTGGCTCATAGGACTGGGATTAACCGCTTGATAAGGACGCGGCTGCATGCCCGCCGTAGCGTTAGCGTAGGAGGGAGGCACTTGTTGCGCAGCTTGGGGAAATATAGGCTGCGGAGGGGGAGTTGCCGCCTTAGGTCTCGCTAAGTTCTTTAATGCGCAGGCCCCTCCTCTACACTTTCTTTTTGCCATCTTTATCCTTTCAGGACTTTATATACTCTATTACCACATAACATATGGTGAAATTTGTCTTATCGTCTAACGTCCTTATAATGGCATTAGTACCGTCAACATCTAAAGAAATATCATTACCCGATGCATTTGTGTACGGAATAGGAATATAATTCAGCCCTACTGGATCAGACGCTGTGGCATAGATCCTTGTGCAGCTAAATCCAGCCGTAAATTGTATATTATGGGGAACCGACTTCGTTCCTGTGTTGGGAAGGGTTCCAAAATTGACCGTGGTGCGAAATACTTGTCTATAGGTAGCGTGAGTAGCGGTAGAAGAATTAAGGAGCGGATTGGGAAAATATGACTGCCCATTTACAAACTCCTGGGTGGTATAGTAACCAGTATCCTTTAGATTGAGTATGGTCGCTATGTTATTTATGTTCTGGTACAAACGAACGAGGAGCTCCTTAAACTCGGGAGATGTAACGTCGACCTGATACAGTTGGGTAACATCCCAAACGTTTGTAGTCGGAACAAAGGCGCCAAATAAGGTAGCATTTCTATTCTCTGCCATATTATTGCATCCTATCGCTGGTAGACTGTGTATGCAAAATCATACCCTCTAGTTGGAAATCGGCCCATGCGGTAGAAACATTGGTTAGCTGCGCAGGACTCAAATGTATAAATATCTGAATGCATTCTCCATCGCTTTGGAAGTAGACCGGATGCCAGAGCCTATCTTGTACTTGCTCTAAGGGATAGATAGTAGGATCGTAAGGGTGCGTTTCCAGGATATTGTTACCCATAATTGCCCCTGTTTGCGTCCCAGACTCTATCATAGAAAGCTGGGTCGCCGAAGGGTAATAATCCACTGTCACTTCGCCTGCACTTGTACGCTGCACCCCAAAGTCTATGCGAGCTACATACACGTTATCCCCATCTGCCACATAAGGATTCCACTGCTTAGACAGTATCTGAATATTAGACACTTTAGAGGCGAGGCCGCCACCAAAATAAGTACCGACTAAAGTGACTGGCCTAATATTTATCGTGTTCGCATCGACAATGCTATATACCTGGAATATTACCTGCCCACCATTTAATGTAACTCCAGCAGCATATTCGATAGATATATACTCGCCAGCAACAAGATTATGATTAGTAATAGAAACATTTATCCCCGAGCCCGATACTACAATATTATTTATCTGCATATTAGGGGCATTTCTCGCCATATCAGCATCTATTATAAAGACGTATCCTTGCTGATTACCCGCTATAACCTGGCGGGGCTGTGATACTATGGTAAAACTATTCCAGGCCTGTGTTAGCTCTTCCCATGTTTGGGATAGCTGTGCCCAGGTTACTGCCCCCTGCTGCTCGTAGTAGCCGAAAGTGGTAATAGTGTCATCATTCACAGACCAAGAGCTATCTCTATAGTTGTATACAAGGACCTGGTTTGGGAACTTGCCTGTAAAGTTTGAGTCTAGGAAGGCCCAATAGACCATCTCCACAAAGTAATCTCGAATGCCCGATACTTGGGCTATCGTGTTACCCACATTTTTTATCTCGAATATCTCGTCCGGAATCTTATTATCGATACGCTCAACGTTCGCGCCGTTACAGGCGTGGACGCCAACATTTCCGATCGCCAGCACTACCTTATCGAAAGGAACAATGGAGAAGGTAGACTCGCTTCCAAGTTCTGTATTTATCTTCTGCCATACGAATGGAAGGACTTCGTTTCCGGTGTATGCAAGTTCCCACGTAGACCGCTCGAAGTAGACTATAAGCCTATCTTTTATAAATTCAGCAGACACTATCTCTTCTTCGGTACTCGCATCAAGATAGCCTCCACCATCTGCAATGTTGCCAGAGCTATCTATTTGGTTAGTCTCGTACCAGGCGTTGACAGAAAGAGGGCTACCATTATGGGAATAGCGGCATCGATTAACGAACTGAGTATTATTACCGAAGGCAACGGTCCCATCGTTTTCAATAGTATTAAGAAGAACAAGCCTATTCTTGAATGGCACTATAATACGGGCTGTCTCTATAAAAGGGCCCGCCTGAGGAGCACCACCGGCGGGTAAAAAGTAGAAGCCATTAGCCCCTGATACGGAGGTCCAGGTGGTACCATCGAAGTACCAGAGAGGGTCATCGGTAGCGGTGCCTACCCCATTAGGATTTACCACATGAAAGTTGCTTACAAAAAGAAGTACCGGATTATCAGCTACTCCTTGCCAATTAGAAGCCCAGAAGAAATCCGTTATTCCTCCGTGCCATACGGCAGTCCCAGACCTGCTCCAGAATCCACCAGCAAAGACATAGGCGAACTGGGTGTCAAATCCATAGGAGGGCTGATTATTAATCGGGCCTGAATCGTAAATGGTAAGGCCCATGACTGGCTGTGCAGGATAGAAATAAACTGCGGTACCGGCTACTGCCCCATTGATTACGAGCGCTCCTGTTGTTGTGTTATAGGTATGGACAGTAGAGAACCCAGTTGTAAGCATAACGGCAGGAGTACCCGTCTGATAGACAGTGAATATCTCAAGACCTATAGAGAACATTTGTCCTATACCAAAGATGCTGCCTGGGACAGTTACCGAAACATTACCACTTCCATTAGTGGTACCGATATTAACTGAAAGCCTAGAATAGAGCTGCTGAACATCTGGGGTAGCCCAACCAGTACCCATAAGGCGAGACCCGAATCGCTTTCTGACACGCCCCCGAAAGCAATATGCGTTCTGTAGATAGGCGAACGAGTCATCTGGTGTCAACCAAGGCCTCAAATCCGTCTGTAGGCCTGTATTTATCGGAGCGATAAGAAAGCGATCAAAAGCCATGTTACACCCCTATTGCCAGGTATGATATAGAGATCGTTCCGCTTAAGGGAGCCGTTGTAGTATTAGGCCATACTTGGAATGTCGTAGCGGTAGCATTGCCGGCACTTACGGTAGCATTGAGCGTCGACGTAGTAGGCCCTGCTGCGAATGTCTGGGATGCGGATACGTAGAATGTTGAAACAAACCCAGGGATGCTACCAGCAGGTAAGGTTACGGTGGCAAGAGTATTTATAGGCACATTTACAGTGCCCCATTTAATAAGAATATTCGAGGGTAACCGAGCCCATCCATTAGTAGCCTGCCCAGAACCCGTTAAATTAACGGGAGAAACAGAGGAAGGGCCCCCGTAAAATAGCTGCGGATTGCTCGATGCATCGTTCTTGGAAAATAGAGTTACTTGGCTCGAGCTTGTGGTAGGATTAGAGCCTTGCGCAGGCAATATAATAAAGTTATTTATACCATTAAAAATTGGGTCTAGGGCCTGGAAGTTACCCTGTATATCACCCTGAGAGACGTCCGCTTGGTCAGTGGCCAAGGGAATGTTCGGTTGCCATGCCATTAGAAAGGACCTCCCCAACCCCAAGAGTTGTACCCTCTTCCTGGGTCAGTTTGTTGAGTGTAGATAGTATTTACACGTTCATTGGCGTACTGCACCAATGTTCTCCTACCGCACAGATTTTGCTGCACCTTAAATTCTTGCATAAGAAGATTAACAGAGTCGATATCCATCCTATCTTGTAGGATTTTAATAGCAGCTCCGTACGCTATATATTGCCAATATTCATTTAACTCTGGCTCAGAGCTGGTTTCCATGAGATAGGTAGGAACCTTATACACTTCGAAATTAACCTCGTAAGGCTGATCAGGAACAGGCCTTAGAATGAACTTATTATCGTAGAAGCATACCGCTTGAGGAAGCGATACTAACGTCTGTACGGCCTGACTATTGATGGTACCACCCGCCGCTGGAGGGCCTTGGAACGTGATGGTAAACTGGCCGGTGACATAGTTAATATTGTTACTAGGATCAAAATCGGCATTAGTAATTGGGGCAGAAGACTGAGTTCCGGGCACATATAAATTTCCAAAGGTAGTTAGGTTACCAGTTACGGTATCTGTTATAGGTTTATCTTGAAGCGCAAGACCCTGACCATTAGGGTCAACGGCGCTGAATAGGACATGGTTCTGCAGAAGCATAGCATTGGAGAATCCACCAGAAGCCGGCGGTTGCGATGGGGACACGGTACCTGTAAAGGTCTGGGTTATGCCATTTCCCGTCTGTCCTATTGAAGATATGCTCGTGATAAAGGGGTATATCCCATAAAAGCCTTCTCTGCTTTGGGTAAAGAATGACTGGTATCCCGCTATATAGAAAGGGGGATGCACCGTCAGGTATTTATTCTGAAAGTCATAGAGAGGGTTTGTGGTAACGCCCATGAAAGAGGCGGTATCAGTAGGATACGTATCCTGAAACGCATTACAGACAAAGCTATAGGTAGTTCTGAGGTTAAACGTCCGTAAGTGTTCCGGAAAATCGTATACCACAAAGGTATTTATATAGTTTTGCAGGTCGGCATCAGTTAACTGAGTCTGTGAGGGTGAACGGGTCAGGCGTCGAACCTTAGTTTGTATCGCCTGAAGCGTCGAGGTTGGGGCTGCTACTGGCATTTTTGCTACTCTCCTTTTTTATTAGAGCAGGTAAATGTTTATATCGGTCCAAAGGGCAAGACATTCCTGGTTGCTTGGGTTAATAATTCGTTTAATTCACCCACCGGAACCACCTGTGCGCACGTGTTAACGAGCGGTGGCGGCGACGGTGGGATAGAAAAGAGGTCAAAGTAGGTAGTGTCTATATCAATAAAGAAGGTCGCAGGAGAATTAACGACTATGGCCCCACTCAGACCATTGGCCTGCTGCATGCCGACGGCTAGGGGCAAGTCTAGGCGGCAAATAAGGCCAGTCTTGTACTGATGCGCGAAGGTAGTTGTAACCATAGCAGGATTAGCATTGGTAATTGCTGATATAAGGCGCATGGCAGGCTGGAATATTGGATTCGGATCGGCATAGCAAGTAGGCATAAGTATTCCCTTAGCTCATAGTCTGCACTTCTATTATCTGCGAATGCACCGTTGGCAGATCCGCAATATCAACAAACTCTAACGACTGGAATCCAACACGCCGTATCTTTTTGGCTATACGCATGACACGACTGTCCGCTCCCTTAGTGCCCTCTGCCTGAAAGTAGGCATGCTCTGGATAATGGCAGTTGTTATTTAAATGCCGTGCAACGCCTAACGGGACCGTATAGGTCTCTCCGTCAATCATATCGTAGCGCTGGACCTCATCCCCCTTGAACTCACGAAAGCTGAAGCTCATGCTACCGCCTGGAACCTCATAAAAGTGGAATATGCCAGTAACCTTCTCACGCATTCTATTCCGTTGCGCCTCAAGGCTTGGTTTCTTGGTGCGATCTGGCGCACTATTTACTGATTCGTCTTTTTTTGAAACTTCTTTTAAAGCCATCTTTTCTCCTAATAGTATGTCCGCCGTCACGCCCGCCGTAGTTCTTACGGAGGAGGGAGCTCCTTGAGCGTAGGAGGATAAGGGGATAGAGCGCCCTATCCCCACAAGTTAACTTCTAAACGCCGTACGCAGATTTACCCGCAACCCAGTACATAGTGTCGGTAACGTCTATAACGTTTCCGGCAGTAAAATGTACTGTGCCCGCAGGGCCTGATATTGGTGTCGTCAACGCAGTTCCATTTCCCCCACCACCAAGGATCATGCCAAGATAGGCCGTATTAACGGTCGAATCTGCAAGAATGCCTGTATTAGTGTTGAATATCTGTTGACCGCCAATAGTAGGCACTTGAGCATAAGGGCTTAACAATGCGCTTGCGGTATCCTCACCAAACGGTGTAACCGAAGGGAATGAGGATGGCTGCTGCGCAATTGTAGGCCATGTAAATGCAGTAAATGCAGTTGTGTTTACGTTTATGGTGAAGTTGTAGTCATCAATAACCTGTACCACCGTAGCTGATTGGTAATTGTTAGCCGGTGTTGCATTAAGCTGGATCATGCCAGACACGGTCGGGATCTCAAAGCGGACCGCCTGGCCAGCCGTTAGACCATGTGCAACAGAGGTGCTTACTTGACCAAGGGTAGCCTGGGTGATGTTAGTGATGTATCTACGACGTGGATACCAGTACGAACTGTAGTTAACAATGCGATAGAAGCCGGCACCACCAATAGCGCCAGGTGCAGTTGCTAATGCGTTAGTAGCAGTAAGGAGGGTAAAGCTTGTGTTATTAACAACAGCGCCAACCACCATATCAATACCATTCACATCAGTCTGTGCAGTAGCGCTCATACGCACCACAGAACCTACTTGTAACCCTGCAGTGCTTGCAGTGCTTACAACAGGCTGAGTTGCATTTGTAGATGCAGTAGTTGCAACAGGGTTACCCACTTGAGCTAATGCCCCGGAGGTCATACCTGTTGGGTCGTAGAGGGTAAAGCCCCCAGCTACAAGAGTGTCTTCGTTCAGCGTAGAAGCGGCGTTGGACTTGTACTTAACGATACCAGTACCCGCTGCCATACCGCGCTGCCAATAGTACTCAACACCCGCAAAGGCGTTTGCAGTGCCATTAAAATAGACGCTATTAAGACCGTTTTGGCCAGCCTTGGTGTAGTTATATACCTTGACCCAATCTGCACCAGAAGGGATAGCGATTATGACTTGGTTTCCCGCTTCGTTCGACGCGACACCCGGGTTAGGGTTAGCCGCACCGTACATTGCATTAAAGGTACCTTGTCCGATTATAGATCCGTCCATGGTTACTCCTTATGATGGCAATGTTGCGCGAAGGTTGATTACCCACATTCTGTTACTTGTATGACCTCTTTCGAGGCGGGAGAACCTCTTCGGATTCTCCTCTACATGTCGCCATGTAGTTCAGACTGTCGCATCTCCCGCAGGAGTCTTCTCACTCAGTCGTTCACGCTACGGCAAAAGCCGCTTGCGCCCTGTCATCTGCATAGCAGACTTCCAAGTCAATCAGAGAAGATTTATCGACCTCAAGGGATTTTTGTTTAAGGTCGTTCGTAATTCTCGGCACTTCGGCAAATTTATAGCCCACTGAGCTGTTAAGCGCTAATGGCCCACTAAATTGCGGCGGTAAGTACACAAATGTTGCAGAATAGCCATCTTGCTCTATGCAGCAATAGGCCTCCATGCCAACTATGAAAATATTGTAGACATCATTGCCTAGGTTGGATGAATTCGGGGATACCGAACCAATAGAAGACAATAGGAATCGAACGTTCATTTCTGTTACTTTTGTGACCCTTTCGGGCGGGGATCCCTCTTCGGAGCTCCCTCTCTATGTCGCCATAGAGTTCAGACTGTCGCATCCCCTTACGGGGTCTTTCCACTCAGTCGTTCAGGCTGCAATTACGCTTGCCCCTTGTTGTCTGCCGAAACAGAGTTCCAAGTCAATCAGGAAAGATTTTAGATCGGCAACAATTCTACCGATTGATCCCCACTCTGAAGCCAAAGCGTTCATAGGAGATGGGTATTGGTTTTTGTTTATAAAACCAGAAACCGCATCAAGGCTACCAATCATCTTGGTAGAGCAAAGGCCGAAGTAGGCATCACGAACTGGCGCTGTACCAAACTTATCCGCACCTTCGATATTGTCCATAATGGTATACGCATTATTTGTCATAAGCGTACGCACCACTTCATCAACGTCGGAACGGGTTATTTCTGTGGGATTATCGCCATCAACGCCACCAACGCAGTTAATGAAGGAAGCAGTTGCTGCCAACATATCACGAGTCGCTCTGTTACTTTTGTGACCCGACGTAGCTTTAGCGAAGCCGGGCGGGAGAACCTCTTCGGATTCTCCTCACGATCTTATCGAATCGTGGTCAGACTTTCGCATCCCCTTGCGGGGTCTTTCCGTTAAGTCGTTCAGGCCGACTTTTGATAGCTTGTTCATATTTTTTATACAATTCATAGATGGCTGGCCAATCATATGATCCTCTCAATTGATCCCAATAAGCATCGCCTTTTTCTTCGGACCATTCGGGAGGATATCCAAAAATCCAAACATCATTTGATTTAATTTGCACGTTCACAAATTGATCTTTAAAAATGATGTCATTAGGCGTGAAGGCTATCACTGGACCATAATATTTTGAACCATCGAACTCTATCGCTATCATAATCTTGCCCCTTGTTTCCGGTTATGCACTAATTGTGCACACTTCGGGGTCCAAGTCAATTAGGAAAGATTTATTCAGCTCACTTCGTTTAAGCTGATCTTCTGTTTGGCGTAACGATACACCAAGACGTTGCGCACATTCGTTCAAAACCGGATCTTGGTTCTGCAGAGTAACCTGCTCGTTTATCTGTACGAAGGTGCCATAGAAACTGATCTTCGCGTCTATCGATCTATTACTTTCGGCTGGTGTGAATTCTCACACTGTTTTAGCCTACTGACCCGTTGTCGCCTAGGGGCTATGCCGGGCGAGGAAGCCTATTGCACTTCCCTCACTGTGTTTCCACAATGTTTAGAGCACCGCATACCACATTCCTGTGATTCTTCTCGCTTGCTACGTTCAGGCTGCATGAAATAAACGTCGAATCGTGATTTTCTTACTATATAGAGCCCAAGGCATTCATCACAAAGCTGCCTGCCGCAGACAACTGGAATAGCACCATATACATCGCCGGTATCACGCAAACATTTTCCACAGATTCGATTATTCGCATTTTCCATGCTTGCCCCTTCTTGCCGGTTAGCTATAAGCCACTACGGTTTTGAAGTCTATCAGAGAAGATTTAACGTGGACACAGAGTTTATCCACGGCTGTCAGATTTTGAGGCGGTGGCGTGATACCAGAGTTACCTAATGGTACCATCGCGGTGTTGAGGGGGTTATCACTCTGTTACTTTATGACCTAGGAAAACTTCCGTAGGCGGGGAAACCTCTTCGGATCTCCCTCTCTACCTTATCGAGTAGAGTTCAGACTTTCGCATCTCTCACAGGTGAGAGTCTTTCCGTTAAGTCGTTCAGCCCAAGATGAATCTGATAGTTGCTCGAATCAAATAAAGGTCTGCCCAAAATACTCCTAAAACTAGAAGTACAAGTATGGGGACGCCTATTATCCAGAACAAAACATCTATTAGTTTATTCATATTTTGGCCCTTGTTATCGGTTAGTCTACGCCGTAGCGTATGCCACTTCGAACTCCAAGTCAATTAGGAAAGATTTAATGTCGGCTAAACTCAACCGACGCATACGAAGAGTAGTACCACCATTACGGGGCATCTCCTTCTTCATTGCTGGTATCTTATGGATCATATTCGGCACGGGTACTGACAAGAGTTTGTATGAAAAACTCTGCTGAACCGGTGCTGGTAGGGTCGACGTAGTCGTTATTCCTGCCATTGATTCTCCTAGATAGAGAACGAAAGATTTGTTTGGACCGTGAGGCGGCGATCCCTCATAGACGCCTATTGGGCTTGCGTGACCCCTATTTACGCAGAATACAGACGGAGAACGATTCCGCTGAGTCGTTAGGAACACTATGGCAGAAGTGCGACCTTTAATTCAAGGAAACCCCACGGGGGAAAAGTAAAAAACCCGTGGGGCCCAGTGTAGGTTAGCGTAAGGAGGAAAATAATAAAGCACTTACGCCGCATATAATCTAATATCTTTTACTCGCAGCTGCCATCTCTTCCCGCAACTGCTTCTTAAGCTCTTCTGTTAGGCCACCAGCAAATGCATTAGCCCTCGAAAGAGGACTGTCGCCGCCCTGCTGAGCACCTACGCTTGTAAGGGGTCGAGGCTTTGCGGTATTGGCAATTGCCTTATTCTTATCCGCTTCAAACGGCTGATCGTCATGTATGCCAAATCTTTTTATGAGCGTATAAGCAGAGACTGCCTTATCATACAGATCACTAGAAGCATTTATAGAGCTTGCAAGCTCTGGATAGGCAGCGCTAAAGGTCCTTATGTTCTCTAAGGTCATAACCTTGTCAAAGTCGCTAAATTTCGATCGTAGACGCGTTTCTGCAGAGTTGGTATAAGACTGCTCCTCAAGCTCCTTCTGTTTAGCCTCGAGCTTCCTTATCGTTGTTTTTAACTTCTGGAGGTGTTTACCTTCTGCAAGCTCATCGTCTTTAAGGTTAAACTCCAGATCCATGTCTTGATCTTGTGTAGTAGAGGGCTGCATGTCCGCCGTAGCTTTAGCGAAGGAGGAAGATTGTCGCTCGTATTGCGCAAGGCGTTGCAGTGCCTCATCTCTTTCTCTAGTAGCTCTTTCAGCGGCTTCTCTAATTGCTCGAAAGTTCTTGGCCTGGTCAGTGTCGCGCTGCATGGGAGCGACAACTGCTTGCGATTGTGATCCACTATCTGCTGACTGACTTGGCGTATCGCTGCCCTGAGCGTCTCCGCTTGCTTGCGCAGCAGGCTGATCCGACGCATTTTCGTGCGTCGATTCGACTGATTCGTTATGGCCTGCCTGAGCTTCATTAACATTCTCTTCCATCATAAACTCTCTCCTTTTTTTATAGAGATTTACTTAGGTACTAGCCTTTTACGGTAGATGCTTCTTCCCCATTTAAGGTGCGAGCCTTTGCTTCTAGACTCCCGTCTAGAAATTCTAGGACAAACCTTAAGAGCCCATAAAGGGACATATCAAGGTCATGCCTATGCTTTACTATGTCCTTAACCGCTACCGGCGATGGCACAACCCATACAAATTCCAGATGCTCGTCTTTCCTATGGTAGTGATATACCGTCTGATCATAGTCTGGGGAGGGACATGATTGTCTACAAAAGAAGTAGTTTCGTATCACGTTAGACATGAGCCGCTCGCGCTTAGTAATAACCACAACAAAAAAATCACTGGAATAATCAGTTTTGCCGCGAGCAATAGTATCAGCGATATTGGTTTCATATTCTCGGAGCTGCTCTCGCATCTGGTCTCCGGCTGTCTGGTCTCCGTATATATCATTTTGCAGCATGTCAGTAGACAGCTTCCCGACTGTGTCTCTTTCCATAGATAATCCCTCTTCATCACGAGCCCTTTTAATCGAGGCTACCACAAAAATCCCTCCTTGAAACAATATTTTTTCTGTGTACAATAAGTTCATTGGTTTAGTCATGAAGCAGCAGTGTTTATTAACAACTAACCAAGGAGTCTCTATGTTATATAGGGATCGAATTTTATTATCATCTCTCTTTTGTTTCAACCTGGCATTTAGTGGCGACCCGTCAAAGAATCCCGACACGATGGGGGGCAAATGGGTTGGACAACTGCCCAACAGCAGCTCCTCCTCCGCCAAGGCTACGGCGGACATGGGACACACCGAGCTCGTGACGCCTGGACCTGCTCCCAAGGGACCTGATCTTACACCACACTATGAGAACCCAACTCCTCCTGGTAACAATAATTCTGGATGGGGAATACTTGGTTTTTTTGCCAACCTTGGAAGGAAGTCAGACAAAGAAATACGGATGGAAAAAGTGATGAGGGGTATAGAGAAAGCTGAATCAAAGCTGAAAGCAGGAATTCCTTTTGACTCAGAAGACTATGCAGCAATGGGAACAGCAGATCTTACAAAGGCTCATCAGTACCATAAACTGACACAACCGATGCCAGTAACGATCCCCGTTGTCGCAGCGCCCGTTACGGCGCCACCTATACTTCCATCATCAGCGCCTACGCCTACCTTATCAACACCACAGGCACATTTTAAAGGAGCAACCTGCCGTCCGCCAGTCGGCTTTAAGCCTATGAAATGCCTTCCTAAATTCGTACCGCCCATGCCAAGCTCTTCACCGTCCTCCTTCGCAGGGCCTACGGCGGACGCGGAGGTTCCTAACGTAGGCTCCCTTGTTGGAGAAAATCCCTTAAATGGATTAACCGGACCAGGCCAGGGTGGTGGCGTTGGAGTAGGCGAGGCTATACAGGGAGCGGGCACTGCTCTTGCCTTAGGAACAGGTCTGGTGGCAAAGACTGCGGTTCCTGTAGCAACTACAACTACTGCAGGAGGTACAGCGGCTGCTGGAGGAGCAACGGCCACCACTGCAACAACTGGAGGCGCGATTTTAACAGTGGCAGGTGCTACCATTGCTGTTGTGGGAACTGGCGCAATCATCGGAATAACCGTGGCAAGGGTATATAATTATTTTTACAATCCGAGTCTCGGCTGGTTTCCTTCTCAAGAAGAAATAAGAGCATGCAAAGAAGCTCGCGCCGCGCTTGCTTTGGCTAAAAAAGCTCCGAGCGCTATTCCTCAGTATGTTCCATCAAACAATGCCCCGCAGCCATCTAATGCCCCTAACCCTAAGAAGCCCGAAGAGCCTAAAGAGCGTAAAGTTAATACTCTTCAGCGCACTGAGGCTATGAACAAGCTGAAAGAGAATTACAGATATGACAATCAGACAAATTTGTATAAACTGAGAGAGAATGGGAAGCCTATAAAATGCACCCAAACTGGTAAGGACGTCATAAACGTGAAATGGGATGGCGCTCATGGTGATATAGAGGCACTTAATAAGAGCTATAAGCATATGGGGTCTATTGATCCAAAGACTCTTGAGATGTATAAAGCCCCTATAACCACAAGGAAGGAATTATAATGGGAAAAGTAGTCGAATGCACCTGCGATCAACATCCGATATATACAGGTTGTTGTCCATTGCTAGAAAAATATGTGAATAACTGCATGACTGGACTAAATTATCACTCAGAAGAAAGACAGGTTACGGTCTTCTTGGCTCATGGCATGGGAAGACAAGTGCTTTCATATTGTCCATGGTGCGGATCAAAACTACCTGATTCATTATTTGATACCCGCATAGATATTCTGGAATCTGAATATAAGATAGATGATCCCTATGATAAAAAACAAAAGAAGTTGATACCCGCTGAGTTTCTAACCGATGAATGGTGGAAGACGCGCGGTTTATAAAGCCACTCATCCTCCTACGCTCTACGAGCTACGGCGGACATGGATGATCCCTGTGGTTAGGGACTCTGCTTAAAGATCACAGATACCGGACAGGATAAAACCTTTTCCGGTATCTGTGATATATAGAGATATGAAGCCTACTTCTTATTCTTTCTTGCCTCAGAAAGCGCTATTGCAACAGCCTGAGCCCTACTTTTTACCTTAGGACCTTTTTTAGTGCCACTGTGCAACTCCCCTTCTTTATACTCGTGCATTACCTTGCTAATCTTCTTCTTAGCCTTGTCGCCCTTAGGAGCCTTTTTATGCTCTTTCTTTTTTTCTTTCTTCATAGGCATGTGCCCGCACTTGTCGTCGTGTTTGTGATCTTTCATTTCAATCTCCCTTTCTCTTTTACTGCGCCAAAGAATACTTCTGTCATACCTGAATATCCGGGCAATCCAACCCCCTGAAGGTCTCCAGGTACGCTTGGATCAATAGGAATATCATGGTGCGGAATTTCACGCATCATGACGCTTGGGGATAGGTTTGCCATGGCGCCCTTATCCTCCCTAACCATGCTACCGTCAGCGCGCTCTTTCCAGCGCCTCGGATCATTCTGTTTTATCATTTTTTATCCTTTTTAGGGGGCATGACGTGAAATACAAATCAAAAACAATATTTTATTCCATGCCCCTACATATATGCAGAGAGAGCCCTGCAGCCGGGGAGCGAATCCTTCTGCAGGGCATATATAAACCAGTGTGACTAGCTCGCACCACGCTATCTAACACGAGTCGTTTCTTCAAAGACCAAGCGCTTGTTCACATTCTTTTGGTGTTTATCTTTCTTAACATTCATAGAAAGAGGTTTTCCGATAATTGACCAAGCGATCTTAGTAGCCTTGTTATTAACTCGCGGCATTACTGGCATGATCTTAAACCTTCTTAGGATGGAAATGTTCCTTACGCTTACGATCATCCATATTTATCTGTTCGTCAATACCCTTGATAGTATCATCCAGGTCTTCTGGTAGATACCCAGTATTCTTAGGATAGGGGCGCATAATGATATTCTGAGGCATATTTGCTATTGCGCCTCTGTCTTCATGTAGCATGCCCCCATCTTCCATTTCTTGGGTTCTGCGTGCAGACTCTCCTGCATAATGCTCATTATGCTCTAGATGCTTCTTTGATGCGTAGTGTCTTTTTGCCATAGCGGCTCCTCAGTTACTGTCCCACGCCATAGCTTTAGCGACGGCGGGTGGAACAAGGTTTAACCTCTAACTAGTGCGACTAGCACCCGGCTTCGGTTTAGATTTCTGTATAGTCTTTGAGGGGGATATCTTCTGAGGCTTCACAGGAGATCCGCCCACTTCCTGATTCTTAACAGCATGCGATATCTGCACTAACTGACTCAGATGATTTAAGTCCATACCCTCAAGTTCTTTGAGCGCCTTGATGAAGTTAAGCAGTGCTAACTCCTCCTCTTTAACAGAGGCTGACCTTCGCTCTTCTGCAAGCGCATGGTTCTCTTCTATCCTGCTATAGCGCTCTGCACCCAGGCCCCTATCCGCTTCTGCCCGCGCATGCGCAAGATCCGTTCTGGCCTGCTGCTCTTCCATAGCCGACTGAGCCTGAGCCTGCTGCATTTGCATCTGTTGCTGCTGCTGCTGCTCCATAGCAGACATAAGCTTCTGCTTGTCCTGCACCGTGCATGCATCTATCAGTACAGAGTCGGGAATCGGCACTCCAGTTTCTCTCAATTGTAGCAGCTGAGCGAATTGCATCTGCTTTTGCGTAGTTGTATTTAATCCCTCTTCTATAGCGCATCCGTACTTGCCAAAAGATTTGTCATAGAAGGCCTTTTCAGGCTCTTCCCCGTTCAGGATTTTTTTAATCTTACCTGGCGTAAAGTTATTCTGGATAATCTCGACAATAATCTCTCCCAATTGCTTTTGGGCATGGTCGAGATTATCAAATAAGGACTGCAAAGTGGTAAGGCCTGCTCCCTGCCTGAGCATAGAGAGTATCCCCGCCTTCTCGTCAACAGCACTGCCGAGCAATTCCTCATTAACACCCGATATCTGATTTATCTCTTCTGCCAGGATCTTGCTTAATTCGATCATAGACGGAGGAACTTGTGGCGGCAGTATCTGCTCCACATCTGTCATCTGCGCTTCGTCCTTGAGGGCTAATCCTTTGCCCTGGCCCGATAGAAAAACGTCCTTAGGATTTACCAAGGCATTTTCCTTGTACTTCCAGCCTGAATTAATTTGTGATTCTAAAATGTCTAGCTCGATTGCCTTGCGACGATTATAGAGGAATTGGGCGTCACGTAATCCACGAACGAGACCAGAGCAGCGATATGGAAAATAAGGAATTTCTGGCCTATAATACGCCCAAACGGGCACAAAGGGGTAGGAATCGATGCCCATTGGGTTGGCGGAGTCGTACATAACCTTGCCCTGCACCACTATCGCAAGCTTTACCGTGGGAATCTCTTGCTCCACAACAGTGATTGTCGGGTACGACTGAAGAAAATCCTTAAGCCGGTCTTCATCCGACCCCCGCCATTCTGTCGTCTCCCCTGTCTGAGTATCAATGAGCATCCGCTGAGAGCGGTAATCACGATAATAAAACTCATCGTACGTAAGAAGGTCCTTAAAGCCATAGTTATAGTTCTCCGGCATGAATTGAAACTTTGCATCACGTGCATCATGGCCGTACAGGCCCATTATTTCTTCTTCTTTATCCGGAAGTAACGACAGAGCTGTTCTTTTATTTACAAATGATCTTTTCCATAGGAAGTTACAATCAGAAAGGTCCGACTTCCTGAAATAGGGGTCTATAAGAAAGCTGTTATAGGCACAGTTATCTACCCGGATATTGCCCGAAACGGGGTCTGATCTGAAGTCAAGCCATACCTGCAACAGGTTCATTCCTGCTATCAGTGAGCCCTGGAATGATTCAGATATGGTCTCTAATATGCTTTCTTGGCGATTAACCCAATTAAGCACTTTAGTAAACTGATCTGCCGTGTGAGAGTCAGCATTCTCTACTGGTATACAGATAGTGGACTTGCGGTTACGCCTTTGATGGCCCGATACCATCTGCACGACACGACGTATACGATTGAACGTAAACATCCTACGCCTATTTACGGGTAGGTTGCCATATATATCTGACCATACCGTCTGATCGTTCGATTCAAAGCGCGTATCGGTGTCCGCTTCCCCCCAATAAGCTTGATTAATTGTAATAGATTCTGCGTAGGCAGCCTCCATACGAGACAGAATGGACTTATCCTTTTCTGAATAGTATTGCGGCCCTAATTGGGGAAACAACATAATTACTACTCCCTTTTTTAAAGAGTCGTAACTATTCTACGGATTATGTATGAGGGGAAACAAGAATATTAGATGAGATCCTACGGGGCAAAAAGTCTTATATTATTCTACCTATTGGAGTAGGACTAGAACAAACATGACTAGAGCACACCTCTAACCACAGCCCCGTAGGAGTATAAAATCTAGCTATTGCCGATGTGTATAGCAAACAAATCCTAGAAAGCATGCCACTATAACCAATACCAGAGCCTTAAATATCATCTCTGTTCACTTTTTTATATCGGCTAATCTGGTCTATTACGAAGTCGTATTTTCTCTTGAGAGCACTTCTTCCCATATCCTCTAACGCAGAAAGATTAGGTATGTGCGCTAAGCGACAACATACCGTGCAATTTCCAACAAATGGCAGAAGAAAAGAAACCAGCTTTTGCCATTCCCCTCTCGTACCTTCGGAGTCTAGATAACTAACCATATCGTCGTAAGGAATTCTATTCTCTATCATATTAACCCTCTGTAAGCCTCAAAATAGCATGCCTGAGCACACCAACCATCATTGTCTATGTCTAAATATGTATGGGATATTTGATTCCTCTCCCAAGACCGCCTCCTCGTCAGGACAATCAAGCCTTTTCCAATGAGTTATATCGCTGGAATCCATATGATAAAATCCGGTACAGCTATGAGCTCCTTCATCTCCTAGCACTTCCCATTTACCATTTATATACCGAGCAATCCCGTGACGACCAGGTCCACTTTCCTCTGAATACACCAGGACCGCTTCCTTCTTACACATATCTTTCAAGTCAGTCGGAAGCCAGCTTTTTACCGATACCCAATTCATATAAACCTTCCGCAATCATTGCCTATGTCTAAATATGTAAGGGATACTGGATTCCTCTCCCAGGACCGCCTCGTGAAATCGCTTATCAAGCTCTTTCGGGTCTGAATTATCCTTAACCTTTGATAATGAGACGCAAAGATACCTAAGGCTGTCAGCATAATGGCTGGCAAAATTATGCAGAGGTACGCTTTTATAAACCCCGTTCTTGGCATCGTATTCCTGTCTGTAGTTTTCTAACGCCTTTATCAGCGGCGCGCACTTAACCTGGTCCATATACATTATAGATAATGTTGAACGTACCTTTTCTATTCCATCCATTATGCTATACTTATCTGCGATGGTGAATGTTATACCAAGGCTCTTGGCTTTGTCCCAACGCGTAATCCCGGACCCCCATTCCCTCACGCGAATATCATGCGGAGCGATGTATTTCCCGTACGTGTAGGGCTTATTCTTCATAACGTTAATATAATGCTCAAGGCCCTCCTTAGAACTCTCGTAGCAGTCAATTACGCGTATTATTGCCCCATACACCTGATAGAATATTAAAGCGGTGCTATCCCGGACCCCAATATCAAATGCCACATTTACCTTGGCGCCACTATCCCATGGCACATCGCCGATCCTATTCTCAATCCGCATCTTATCTACAAATTTCTGGTAGTAGGACCCTTCTACGCCCTTGGTGAAGCTGCAATAGTACTCCTGCTGTATTAAATCCTCTGACATAATCCCTTCAGCCCGCTCACGCTCAATTTCTACGGGGGGTATATGCCTCGTGTCGTCTAAAGTAAGCTTTAACGAGTACCATTCATTTGGATTATGCTGTGCAATCTGGAACAGCTCAAATGCATGATTTTTGCCCCGAGGCGTCGTTATGAACAGGGCCCACCCGGCATTCGCCGCGAGTATAGGTCGTATAAACTGGTAGGCCCTAGGGGTCTTGTAGCGCATATTCTGAGAACACAACGCCTGACGGATTTGTACCCATCAAACTATCAATATTGTCGGATCCTACGATCTGGAGCAGCGATCCGTTGATGAATCGAATTTTCATCTCTTGATTGTTTATACCCTCGACAAGCTCTGGCGGAATGAAATCAATAAATCTCTCACCTGTATTTAAAATCCCGTCCATTATTACTTTTCTCGTTCTGTTACTTTCGACTGGTGTGAATTCTCACACTGTTTTCGTCTACTGACCCCGGCGTAGCCTGACGAAGCCGCCAGGCGAAGACAGGGCGAGGAAGCCTATTGCACTTCCCTCACTGTGTTTCCACAATGTTCAGAGCACCGCATCTCGGATGATAATTCTGTTATAACGTGAAAAATAGCTTCTTTCTCCGGAAAATGATCTCTTAGATCGAAAAGAGAAAGAATATTATTATCTGCTTTATAACAATCACAAGAAGTATCATCCCAGTCTTCTCGCTTGCTGCGTTCAGGCCAGATTTTTACAATTTTTTTAAAGATACATTCATGGCACACTAGTCTAGTTTCCCCTAGTGATATTATGCAAATCATAGACTCGCATTTCCCGCATTCTTTGCATCTTTTTCTTGTATCCATCCTTGCCCCTTGTTACCGGTTAGTTATAAACCACTTCGGCTTTCAAGACTATTAGAGAAGATTTATCCAGGGCAGATCGTTTACCCTGACTATACGTTGGAAACACGTAATATATAACACACGGTTTTCTTATGCACTGGCGCACGCAGAGGTTGAATGCGGCGACGTCCTTGCCAGCCCGTCGAGGCATTATAGCGATTACGCGCTTGTAGTTCTTGTTCTCAATTGCGTCAAGAATA